AGAAGCTGAACAGGTGCGTCGTGGTCGGCAGGCACACGAAGGACGCTGACTACGAGAAGATAAATGCTGCGATTGAAGAAGGCTGGATCATCTTGCGCTATACCGGAGCAATGCTGAAATCAAACCCTGTTGGCTGTATGGATCAGATCAAACGTGTACTAGAAATGAGAAGAGGGAGCACGTAGGCTCCCTCTCTTGCAAGCTACCATCCGGTGTGGGTTACTTCTTTGCTTCTTCTCGATCAAGATATTCGATGATTGCCTCGCAAACCAAATAGTTCACGCTGCGGTCTCGCTTCGCCCCGAGAGCCATCAATCGCTCTACAGGCTTCAGTTCAATCTTCGACTGAGGCACGTAGATCGAGATCTTGGACATCAGTTCTTTAGTTGCCATGCTTTTTCACCTCCAGGTTCAGTTTCATCAACAGCGGAAGTATATCACACTTGCGCGTATCCTGTCAAGTCCGCACCTAAGCGATGGGCGTGAGAAGCACCGCCTTGACTGACAGTTTTGTATTCGTCTTCTTCAAAAGAGTGATGGCATCCACAACTCGACTGTCACGCTTAGCCTGGGCTGCACTATCTGCCAATACGTTGATTGCCGAAAGGGCCTTCCCTTTCGCCAAGATCGAGACTGTCCACATCGCCTTCTTTTTCTTTCCCTGGTACGTGTCCTGTTTCTTTTCCATCTGACTTCCTCCTAGTAGAACCTGGTGGGAACATCTGTGTTGTAGTAAACAATCCGCCTTGCTGCCTAACTAACTCAGAATAACAGAAAGCGTGCGCGAAATGATCCGCTCCATCTTTCTCCCAAGTAGCATAGGTCTTATCGTCCTCTTCGACAACAACCCTTGTCAGAGCCATCACATGCTTCCAGAACTCTGCGGGGGTGTCCTCGGGCATGACCTCTTCCATCGACAAGAACCTGCTCATCCCTTTGTCGAGGACTTCTGTGCGGGCAGCATTGAGTTTCCGCAGCCTTCCGCCGTCATCGTCTTTCTCTTCAGCCTCATCAATTCCAGTTGCCGTCGAGCTTGGCTTGTACCTTACGAGCACTACCTTGCCCATGAAGTCAGCCGCGAACTCTTTGGCCTTTCTCGTCTCTGGCGCGATGTCGATAGCACAATGAGCGACGTTGTGGGTGTGCATCAACCTGCTAAGAATCTCGAATGTGCAGGTGCCGATCCATACCGTTCTACCCTCCATCGTCCTGATAACCACATGCAGTGTAGCCCCAACGTCGACGCCCATACAGCAAGGTCCTATGTGAGCTGGCTGCATGACATCCATTCTGCGGAGTTGCTTGATGAGTTCTAGGGTGATGCGCGAACCTTCTGGAGCATAAGGGAGCCCGAGCACCATGTTGTAGAATGTCTGCAGTTCTGCTATTTTCCCTTGAGCCTCAATCCACTGCTGCATAATCTCCCACGGCTTTACAGTCGGGGAAATGAGCTGACTCATGTGGAACGATCGATACCTACCCTCAGTGGGGTTGTTCGCCAACCACCTCATCTTCTTTTGATCCCATCGTTCACGCAAATTGAGTGGGGTCTTGCAGTCCGGGCAAACGATTGTCATAGGGAACTTCTCACTGTAGCTATCCGGCCACACTGGAGGGGATTCAAGGTCGCAATGCGGACATGTGATGACTATCTCCTCCTGAGTGCCCATCATAAACCTACCGTAGATTCCTTTCTCTGACGGGAATTTGGGATTGCTCAGATCGTAGGTCCACTTCCAGCGGCTTGCTCCCAGACGACTCGTGGCCACTGCAGCTCCATCCTTGTCCATCTCTTCGTACTCATCTCGAACGAGGAGGCCAACGGGGATCTCTCGCAGCTTGGATTTAGCCTTGGCACCACGTAGGTACATCGGCTGTCCGAATGCGAGCTTGAGGCCAACGTTGTCTGCACTGCTGAATGCAGCCTGCAGGGCTGGTGAGTTCTTGAGGATAGGAGTAATGCGAGCCTGTGAGAAGTCTCCGAGCTGTGACTCAGTAGGGAGCATGTAGAGCACTCCCTCTCCTTTGGTGGCCATGAACCACAGCGCCAGGTTCAGCGCCGTCTCTGTCCATCCTGTCTGAGCACACTTCATCACAGCTACAGACCCAGATACTCCGAGAGTTCGAAGGGCCTCATAGACAGCCCACAGGTAGGGGTAGAATCGCAGCTCACTGAAGATGCCATACTGAATCCCGTTGGGCATGATCCTGTACGCTCTCGCGAAGTGGTACGGACCATGCCCGGCTCTAGCTTTTACCTGCTCTAGCAGGCTAGATACGCTGCTAACCGATTGGGAGGGCATCTATCTCGATATTGATCTCTCCTTCAAACCTTCCTCCTATAACCGCAGAGGCAGAGTCGTCGTCTGTTGGGTCGGACTGTAGCTGTAACGAGACTAGACACCGCCCTGGCTTCATCGTGAGGATAACTCCGACCACATGCTCCGCTATATCTTTCCCGTCAAGAAGGATTGACGGGACTTCGTCCGGCTTCACTGCTATCTGAATCTTCGGCATCTTCTCCTCCCTGCTTGTTAAACTCGATTGCGAAGATATTGTCCGTCACCGGATACTCGCCTATCCATTCCCACTTGCCGTGAGGACACCAGTGAATGGACACGAGGGCCTCTTCCTTACCAACCTTCTCTCGATCTGCCCAAAGGAACAGCGCAACACCCTGAACGCCTGGCATGTACTTGTTGGCAAACGCTAGTGCGTCATGACCTGCCAATGCGATCTCGATCTCGTCGAGAGGCCCATTGATGATCAGCCCTTGGACTCGCGCCCGTTTCCTGTTGGCATACGAGATGTCGTCATAGCGAAGTAGCTGCCATTTGTCTGGTATCTTCTTCTTTGCATTCTTCTTTGGTGTGTTGCTACCCCATTCTTTCTCGGCACCTTCCGATAAACCAATTCGTCGCTCGCATGTGCTGAACCCTTCTAGGCCCATTACGAATCATCACTCCTTTACCCTCGGCGGCTGGCACGCACGACACAATCGCCGCAAGGTCATCCGTTAGGAATCGCCCGTTTATCCAACCAACCGCCAAGTCTCGCATTTTCGGCCTCACTCCGATTGTCTTCAAGCGTCTTTAATAATGTCCGCGTGCATTTTTCGTGCTTCCCGCACCCAGTAGAGGTAATACGGAAGCAGTAGTATCCGAAGGAACCAGGTCCAGACAGTTACTTTCTTAGTCATTTATCTCACCTCCTTTATCGTAGAAGATTATGGTACTTCTTCTTCGTCATGAGTCCTCTATTTCCAGGATGACGATCCTGAACTTTCTTGGCGTGAACTTGCAGATGCCTACCTCTTTCATCAAAACATCAACAATTTCTATCGGGACTGAGACATTGCCGCCCGATCCATATCCGTTTTTGTTTACACAAGAAGAGGTACCGTAGAAATCTTCTTCACAACCAATGCCGAATTCGCCCTCAACAAATGCTTCATATTTCCGCTTGCCTTCCCAAATCGGCTCCATTACCAACATCCAGTAGGCAGCAGACGATACAGGAACGTCTTGGTATTCCGCGCACCGAGAGAGTCCTCGGTCGTGATACGAACGTAGTAGTCTTGCTCGGGATAGTTGGGTACGCTGCATTCGTAACAGTGGCTAACGGAATTGTACCCGGGAACTCCACCAACAGGAGCTAGGTACAGATAATTTTCAGTGTCGATCATCTGCGGCCATGACGGAATAATCAGGAAGGAATTGGGATGCCTCTTGAACTCGTATATTCCCTCTCCCCTGTATGGTACAGACGCGAACACTGCGTCAGCATCGTTCTCTCCAGCCTCGGCATACCAGGCAACAACTTCAACAATGCGCCAATCGTCTCCATCAGGATCGTAGAATCCCCAGTCGAGTGGGATGTCTCCAGGCCAGAACGGTTCACCAGCATCTCGCTCACATAGGAAGACCTCGTAAGCCAGCGGTGACAAGTAGTGGTCGCCCGAAGGAGAGGCGTGTAGTGGACTGAGAGCCATCTTAAATGCGTTTGGTAGCGTCCCGCCCTGTACGTGCCCATAACTAGCAACAAATGGTCGATCATTCATATTCACAGGCTCGTTGATCAGGTCGATGAATATCTCTCCGGTATGAGTCTCTCCGCCTTTGTAAGCTGTTACCGTAACGACGGCAGGCAGCTCATAGAACGTGATATCTGCTTCGTTAGTCCCATTACGAATCGTCCGCACATCGGTATCAAAAGCAAATGACCAACCTGGAGCCAGCATATCGGCTCGGATGGTAATCGTCGCTGGCGGGTGAGCAGCCAGCTTGTCAGCAGTAACAACAAGAGCGGGTTCGTCGAGCTGCGTACATCCCCCGAGGATCACCGCCAAGCAAAGCAAAAGAATCAGTTTCAGTTTCATGGTCAACCTCCAGTATTGATTCCTACTTCACGCGAACAGTTCGCGTTGTAGAGTCCTGGTTGCCGTCATAGTCCCAGACGGTGAGCGTCACGGTGTAGCGGCCAACCACGTCAAATCGGTGGGCAACCTCTCTCTTCACAGAGACTTGCTCCCATACATACTTGCCATCTTTCCAGACCTGAATTGTCTCAGTCCAGATGCCCTCGATAATGGTCCCATCGCCAAAGTTCCACTTGCCCCACATGATCTCGTCGTCAGGATCGTATGACGCAGACCCGTCGAACAGAACTTTCGAATGTGTCTGCACCGGATATTCTGGCGGGTAATACGAGAACGCCGCCACCGGCAGTGTGAGAACAGGCGCGACAGGATCGACAGGGTCTACTACAGGGATTATCGGCTGAAAACATCCAGCAAGAGAGAACGCAACAATCAGCAAGATGCCGATCGCCATTAGTTTGATACGTTTCATGGTCACTCCTTTTGAAAAGGGGCCTCCGCAGAGACCCCTTATCTTCAATCAGTTGGCTCTACGGTTGTCGAACGTCACCGACAACTGTGCCTTGAGAATCCTTCGTTAGTCAAATGTCGACTTCGAAACCGACCTCGGCTGTGAGGGCAGGGACACCTGCGGTGACGTTCAGATCAAACGATGCGAACAAGTCCCACATGATAGGAGGACCGGCTAGAACGTGTACAGTGAAGTCACCGTAAAAACCAACGTTAGCTAGCGCGACCGTAGGCCAGTTCACCAGCGGCGTGGATTCCATATATGTGCCAACTTCAATGTCGATTATGTCTACAGCGCCGGTGTAGTATGCGTCGACGCCTAAACACATGTCAGCCTGTAATGGCGTAACAGGAATGCTTTGATTCATCGTCCACATGTCTGCTAGGTACACATCGATATTGAACATAGACGAGTCAGGGCCAAACTCGAACCCTGCCCACAACTTGCTGTCGTTGTTCGGAACACCGTGTGTGTACCCAAACCCGAAGAACGCCATCGCCGGTAACGTAATTACCAGCGCCATAACTACCGCGAACGCTAAAACCAATGCTCTCTTCATGATGGAACCTCCGTTGTGTGTTCGAATTCCCCAGTCTCGTTCTTGACGGCGACAACCTTGTCGACGAGCAAGCTCGCGCACCAGAGTATGAACGCTTTGATAAATGGCGGGAGAGTGATGTCGCTCACTTCGATGAGCTGGTCGACAGTCTCTGTGATCCCCTCCATAACCTTTTCCTTCTTCAACCCGCCGTTGCCCGGTACTTCCATTGCCTCGACGAGACCTTTGATCATTGGACCCAGTGCTCCGATGATCTTAAACGCTGTAGAAATCCATCTCAGCCATGTCATTTTCCTAACCTCCTCTATACAGACTCAACAAGTATAGCACGTTTAGTCTTCAGTGTCTTCCGTGCTGCTATTTCGTTTCTCCATCACGCCACCAAGCGCCTTGATCGCGTCGATGCTCCCTTGGGCTCCCCAATACCCCAAGGAAATCACCTTGAATATGCCAGAGATGTCTTCTGCCGGTATCAACTTTGTGAACCCAGCAACCAGTAGCGAGACCATACCGATGCAGTACGCGAGGAACTTTCGTGACTTAATCTTTGAGGCAACGATGTCGGACGTCTTGCTCATGACTCCTCCTCTAAGCTCTCGCTACGAACCTGGACAGAATGAACATGACGGCAGTGACGCCCCATCCACCCATAGACAGGATCAACCCCCACTGTCTCTTTGACTTGTCTGCAGATCCCTTGGTTAGCTGCTCCCGGAACTCGGCATTCGTTTTCACGATGTCGACTATCCCGAGTTCGTGGATCTCAGAACGGAACTCGTTGTTCCGCTTGACCTGATCGCACAGGCTGGATTGCCCGTTCGACTCAGTCACGATTCTGAGCAGCTTCCCAATGCCAGAACGGATCTCTTTTATATCACCGGCAATGGTGCCGTTTTTCTCGTCCTGTAGGGCTCGATAAGACGCACACACCTCGCCGCTAACTGGCTTCGTCTCTGGCATAAGATTCCTTACGTTTATTTCGATTCTTCCCACGCAACTGTGCTTTCTGAAGGTTCGTCTGCAATATGGATCTTCCACTTATCAGAATCCCCGTCCGCGCCTAACTCTCTCCCTAGGTTGACGAACTCCGCTTTGAACGTTTGCCCCATCATCCTATATTGCTGTTTGGCCGCAATGTTAGCCTCTTGTGCGCCCTTCAGTTGCGTATGCAAATGTTCCTCTCTTTCCTGCGCAAGCATTGAGGTAAGTTTCATATTTTCTAGAAGTGTATTCGCGGCCATCATTTTCCAGTGCTGCACCGAAGTCAAGTTTTTCTTCATTGTCTCTCCCTATGAATAATTGTGGATAAGGATTATCTTCCCTAAGTCGGCTGGAGCAGAGGTGCTAGTCCAGTAATAGTGGTAGAATCTCCCAGTAGTCGGTTTAAGATCAGCGGTAGATGTATGCGCGTTAGTACAACGATGATAGTACCCATCAGTCCCCAGAACTACATCATTAACGCTGTAGTAATGAGAAATTACCCACGTTGTGTCTGTGACGAGCGCGTAAATCGGGATACGATTGTCAGTTCCTGTCAGGAAGATTTTCTTATTAGAGCCGTTGCACTTTACAGATACCCAGCCAGATGCAGTTTGTGCCGCTGTAGTTAGTGAGATACCTAAAAACTTTAATCGATGCGCAGCCGACTTGTAGAAATCAATCGTATCGCCGCGCAGATAGATGTCTCCGCTTGCCGTTATCTCAGTATCGCCAGTTGATGCCAGTGATATTGTGATTGCCATCTAAACACTCACCCGTATGTATCCATAAATTGCGGTTGCAGATGGTGTGTTGTACACAACATCTAAGAATTCTAAGGTATCTCCTCCAAATTCCATTACGATTGCACCGCCCATACTTAACACGATGTCTCCTGCACCAGCATCTATATCTATATCCCCCCCACCAGAGGTGAGGGTTATGCCCCCCCCGATGCGTCTAGACTTATACTTCCAGCAGCATGAAGGTTCACATGAGAGTCACCAGCCGGTCCACTGTATAAGTCTATCCCACCTCCCTGACCGAATCCGTCTAACTTGATGCGTGTATCATCAGCAGGCATGGTTGTGGTTGAAAAGAGTTGAAAAACACCAGCTATATTATGAATGTTCGTTAATTTGCCGCCCACTGAGAAGTCCCAGTAGTTAGTGGCGGTATGCCCAGTAGCCGCACCGAATGTTATTTTCACATTCTCTTCTAGTTCATACCCTGTAGTTAGCGCAACTCCAGCAATAGGAATATCTGTGTCTTCATACGAAGCCCCGCCATCATGAGACCATTCGAATGTGTCTGTTGCCGCAGCTAGGTCAATACGAACACGATAATCTCGTTCGACTGTTCCTCCATAATCGTCTTCACTGTTAGTTGTCATGTCGTCTAATCCAGCCCCAGTGAAGTCTGCATACGAAATGTGTTTCGATATTAGTCCGGAGAACAAAAAGTCATCAGTGCAAACAAGATCCGCGCTTACGTCTAAGACACTTCCCGTCCACTTCATGAAACGATTAAGGCCATTCGCGTCAGGCCCACCAAAATATAACTTAGCTTTGTCGCCGTCAGAGTCATCAAGCCCAATTATAAACCCTTGATTCCCGCCAGCATTCGCGAAATCTCCTGTTGAGATTCCAGCCCTGATTTCTACGTCCCCTTGACCTGCCTCTACTGCCATAATAATAGATTGTGACGTAATCGTCCCAGAACGAAGATAGTCTGTTAGCACCATTGGAGAATACATTGCTAAAAAGACCTTCCCGTTATGGTTATAGGCAACCACAACATCCTCAAGGGCCAAGGTCGGAGGAGTGTCAGATGTTTGGAATGTTGTCGTTGAGAGGCTGTAGTCCCACCAAATATAGTTTTTGTCTGTGTTGCCATTAGTGATGGTATATTTATTATCCTTCCAGTAGAGGATAACGCCTGACCAGGCCACTGAATCGGTGTCTGGAGAATCTTCTGTCCACACAGAATCTACCCCGAGCCGATGTGCCCATAAACCATCGTCTTCAGGTAGGGTTGTGCCTCCTGCGGCATCTGGAGTCTCGCTATCCTCGGCCGATGGATCTGATTCATTACTGAAAGTGTCTAATGCAGTTATCCTGAAATAAGTTTTGGCAGTACAAGCAAAGTGTACGTTGGTGGCTGGACTATAGAAAACCCCATCATACGTTGCGTCATTATTTACGTCGATTCCTGCGCCAGTTGTCGCTTCTGACGAATGATAGATCGCAAATTTGCTGAATGCGTACAGGTTATCTCCATTCTCTTTGGTCGTAGGGGCAACCATTGAAAGGATAAGTTGCGCACTTCCCGCCTCAATAGAGAAAGTTGGCGCAGAAGGGGCTATCGCCGCAGATGCAACAACAATAGAGCCCGTCTCGCATGGATCAGACATGCCTGTCCTGGCAACGTCCATCACCTCTTTATCTATAGCAGACCAGAGTTGTAATGTGATCATAGTGCTAAAGGAACTTTCTTGACAGTGATGCTCGTGATGTCTTCATCGCCTGCGTCAGCAGAGTTGTTCTTTACCAATACCTTAATGTACTTCGGCAACGGCTTGATCTCGTCATCGTCCGGCCAGTGCAGCGTCACTGTCTCTGACACCGTGCGCGGGAACGTCCATGTCTTCCAGGCTGTCGTGTCGTATTCGCCATTGTCTGCCTCTGTCGACGCATAGATCGACACCGTAGGGTCTGCACTCACATCGGCGTCGAACGTCATTTGAACTCTCAGCGTGAAGGAAATGACGCGAGATAGATCGGTATGTTCATCGCAGTCAGTCAGCGCGGTCTCGACGCCTTTTGCCAATGTCGCATGTGTCAGAATCGTTTCAACAGTCTTGTCCACATCAACCTCCTGTGTGGCTCCAATCATAAACGTAGCATTCAGCCTTGGCTGTTTGTCCAGAAGGCAATCCCTGAAGAAGCAGCTTCGGATCAGCCGTGTATTCAATTTGTACTTTGTTCTCGCCAGCAAGCCACCATTTCCACATGTAGCCACCACGATCCCACACTTCTACTTCGGAAACCTGGAACATCGTTATTGTGGTCTCTTTCCCTGTTGAAGCATCCCTACCCATGTATGAACGCGATGTGATGCCAACCGGCCTTGGCGGCCTAAATCCATCGCCCTGGAGGTCTGCCAGCAATTGCGCGTCCCTAACCTCAGATGATCTAGCATCTCTGGCCGTCCATCTACGGTACTGACCAATCACTCTGTCGACTGTTCCCTTGATGGTCGTAGAACCAACCATGTTCTGAACGTCGATGCTCCAGCTAACGCCCATCACGCCAACCAGCGCAGTGTAGTCGCGACCAACGAAGCTAATCAGATCGTGCGCCTCGATGCCAGGATGGATGTATGGAAGCTGGATTTCTATGTCAGGCGCTGGCTCTTCGAGATCGTGCAACATGTATTCACAGAGCGTCTGTGCCTCACTCACCATGTCGATCATTGAGTGCCTGGCACCAATGCCCTGCGTGAGATACCACATTGTCTTGTGTAGTCGCCCTCCACTGCCGTCAGGGATGCCATACTTCAACCGCGCTGAATCATTCGATAGTTGGAACGTCTTTAGCGTGCCGACATCTCTCAGCCGATAGAAGATCACGACCTCTGATCTAACGTCAGACTCGTCAAGATCGACCTTGCGATGCTTGAAGTCTCCGTCGCACACCCAGTCAGGTGTCGTGTTCGTCCTGAGAGGGTCATAGACAGTCGGCTTGAACGAAGATGAACCTGAATCCCACTTAATTCTGTAGATGTAGCCAGTTGGCTCAAGCAGTTTCTGCTGAGATTCCCAGATGTTGATCTCGCCAGTCTTGTATTCCTCAACATGGAATCCTGGCGCGTCTGTCTCAACGATCGACTGCGTGAACTTATGGTCGGCAAACATCTGCCCCATGATGGAAACAGCGTCTGCATCTCTGTAGATAAGCGGGTCGTAGAAATAGAACTCTTTGTACGGGAATGACGTGTCGACAGGCTTCACTGTTATCGTGTCGTCGCCCTCAACGTCAGTGTCGATGATCACATTCCCTGGGCCTACATAGCCTCTGAATATCTCATACCAGTTGACGCCAGCATTCTTAGTCACTTCAACCTTGATCTCGTTGTAGCGTGCAAGAAGCGGGTAGTAGACTGCCGACACCTTGTTGAAGTCGGAGTCTTCGTCTAATGGATCGAGATTGACATTAGGCGTCGTGCTGACATAGGCACTGTACTGGTTCCTGATGCTGATTGAGACAGAACACGAATCGGATTCCATGTCGTCAGAATAGGATAGGCTTTTCACCCTCGCACTGATGTCTCGCCAGTTGTCGCCATGATCCTTCACAGTTACGCGCAAGCTGGCTGATACCTTGTCTGTAGCTCCAACAATGGTTCTCATGCGCCAACCGCCTCCCATCGTCTACCGTTCGGAGACCCTGTCATGATCTTCTCTTGGAATCTCTTCTCTCTCGTAATCTCTTTCGTGAGAACGCGCCCGTCGAGAGTAACTGTGACGTGGTTGACAAGCCCGAATGACCCTCCTCCGCCCATTCCAGCAGACAACGGTGCGACAGAAGCTGGCATGACAATCTCGTTCTTATGACCGAAGACTAGGCCATCGGTTAGTAGTTTGCCACCCTTAGCAAGCTGCTCTACTGGGACACCGTTCAACGTCGAGTAAGGAACCCACTGGCCTGTAGACCCGATTATTCCTCCGAAGCCAGCATTTGTTATCGCGTCCTGCTGGTATTGTGGAATGCCATTAGAATAATCTGTGCTGGGAGTTGGCGTAGCAACTGGGTCAGATGAATCTGTGCTTGGATGGTCTATAAGCCACTGTGCCCATTCTGCATCGAACGATGTTTCATCATCAATGCCTGTTATCGGGGCTACATCATCCTCATTTACAGTGATAGTGCCGTCGTTGTTGTATGCGTTGTTCCACGCCTCTTCTGAAGTCATTCCTCCGCCGCCAGGCTCTCCTTCAAACGGATTCGGAAGACCAAGAAAATCGAAGATCCATATTACTGCTGCCTTGATAGCGTCTACCAAGCTGCTAAGTGATGTCTCTAGGTTTACCAGCAGGTCGTCTTTGATGTCATCCCAGTGCATAGCGACCCACTTGCCAAGATCCTCGAACATCTCTAGCACGTCTTCGACGTAAGGCTGAACTGCTTCCCACACTGGACCTGACAACCAATCCCAGAATGGTCCTTCAAGCCATTCGAGAACTGGCTCGATCCAACTATAGATTCTATTGAACCATTCAGCTACTTTTGGACCCATGTCATCTTTCCAGAATGGGTCTACCTTGTCAGTCCAGAATGTCTCGAATCCCTCGGCAAACTTCTCAAGGTCTGGTGCCAAGATATCAGTAATCCAGCCTCCAAGTTGATCCAGCGTCCATCCGAATGTGTCTAATACTGGGATTGCCGCTTGGACAATTGCCGGTGCGATGGATTCCCATGCAGCATTAAGCGTGTTGATGAAGTTTCTGAACGGCGCGATGACATCCTCTAGAGCAGAGCCGAATTCCAAGACCATCTGTTGCCACCACGTCAGAGTTTCCTCTATATCGTCTGTGACGGATGAGTCGTCTTCGATCAGATCTCCAGGCTGTCCAGGTGTCGCAGCACGCCATTCTGTTCGACGAACTTTATATCCAGTAGGCACGTTGAGGCTCGCCCGTCGTGCCTCAGTCTCTTCCTCGATCGCGTCTGTGCTGTCCTCTAACGACCCTGTGATCATCTCTAAGATGCCTACAATCGGCCATAGGAAGCCGAACAGTGCAGAGATCAGCTTCTCCTGAAGCGTCATCCACGCAGACTGAAGGCGTTGGACACTCTCGGCTTGTTGTGCCAGATCCCACAGCGCAGAAGCTGCGGAGCTTGCCGCGTCAACTATGCTCAATAGTCCTTGTCTTGCCTCTTCGGCAGCGGCTGCAAGTTCTTCTTGCTTTCTTTCTTCATTAGCTCGTATTGCCATGAATACGCCAACTATCGCTCCTGTGACAGATAGTAATGCGCCAAATCCAGCGGCAACACCTGTGATCGTTAGCACTAACTCGTTTAATCCTTCCCCAGCAGCAGCGGCAGCCAATGACGCATCAACCGTTCCTCCAGTGCCATATACTGTCTTTGCTGTAGATGCAGCTCCGACAAAAGAAGCGCCCATATCAAGGATTGAACCCATAACTGGTGATTTCTCTTTGATTAAGCCAGAGAACTCGCTAATAGCTCCAGAGATAGCGTCAAGCATCCCGTCGATCGCGTCACCTAGCTCATCAACTCCGCCAGCAGCCTCTCTCGTAAACCCGTACAGATTCTCAAGGCTGAGGATCAGGACGTTGAGGACTTCTGATCCACCCATTCCAGCGGCTGATAGCATGTCCAGGCTCCCGACCATGCTGCCATAAACAGACTGTAGACCGGACAAAGCCGCAACCTGCGCGGCTATGTTTCCTGAACTGATCGCTTCGGATAACGCAGCCTGCAGCACGCCAATCTGTTCGGCAAAGTCTAGCGCAACAATGCTTTGTATCTTGATCCCGATTGAGTCAAGCCAGGCTGCCATATCCTTCCAGTCGCCAGCCAAGTCTTCCGCGCTGAGGCCAAGAAGGACTTGTAGCTTGTAGAGTTCCTCTGAAACTGATGTTAGATCTTTCACGGCAACAGCCTGTTCAAGAGACCCATCAGCCGCCGCTAGATACGCCTTCTTAGCGGCATTGAATTTGACAATTATCGCCGCCATCGCTTCGTCCGCACCAGCAGCAACAAGTTCCGCCATCCGGTCTGCAAGTTCTCTTACAGCCTCGGCATACTCTCTTGTCCCTATTTCAGCCGCCTCTGCATTTGCTGCCCACGCGCTAGCTGTCGTTCTCATTGCCTCTAGTTGAGTTACTGATTGTCCGAGCAACCCGTCGCCTGTCTGGAATGCTTCAAACGCCTCATCAAATGCCGCACTGGCTTTGTCAATTTGTTCCTGTACTGTAGCCACCGGAACGTCTGGGGCGGCGGGAGGCGCAAGACCTTCGTTGATGATAGCCATGACCTTATCGACCGTTTCTTGTGTCGTAACCTCCATCAACTCTGCCACATAAGCAAGATTCGTTGCTGTATCACCTGCAAGGCTAAGGACTATTTTGAAGAATGTGGCTATCCTCTCATCCTCGCTCATGTCTTTAGTTAGGTTGGTGAATACTTCTTGGGCTGTTGTGCTATACTCAGCGGCAGCTTTCCCGGCAGCAAGCCAAGCATTCATTGCAGCTTCGTTTTCTTCTGCTGTCTTGTTAATATCATCTACTGGCTTCTCACCTAAAGCGCCAAATGCAGCTTTCGATCTGCCCATTATCTCAACAAGGACTCCCATCTTGGTAGTGTCGATCTCTGCATTTACAGATTCGCCCCATTCTCTCATGATGTCGGTTATAGCCGCGCCGAAATCAGGCCACTGCGCGTCTAATATCGCCTCACCAGCTATCTTGTCCATCTCGTCGATGTAATCTTGCATCCCTTTCGGCAATAATCTTCTGGTTGATTTCGTAAGGTCCGCAAATGACCCAATGGTTACGTCAATCAGCGCACGGTTCCATAACATCGCGGCGGCCTCAACATCTTCTACAGGCACCTCGATTCCTGTAATACCAGCGAGCGTGATAACTCCGCTGTACTCTGGTTTCAGCTTATATGTGCCATGCAAGTCTCTTGCTGAAATTCCTACCCTGTTATACATTAGCTCTATAGCGGTGGTGGTCGCTCCAAAGAACTCTTTTGTCCTTTCTATCTCCGGGTTAAACAGGCTAAGCTCGTCCCTAAGTGCGGTTATAGACTCTGCGGTTGCTGGCATCTCAAGTGGCAAATCTCCATAAGTTGCCATCGTTCTACTAACTATATCAACACTAGCCGCCCTGTCGTCAGCTTCTTTTTTGATGATGTGGTAGACATAGATCGAAAGACCAGCGGCAACACCAACTGCAGCACCAATACCAGTAGAGCCAAGCATTCCAAATCCTAATAACTTGCCGACCATTGCCCCAGCAATAACTCCACCTACAGCAGACTCTAGGGCCCCTTCAATGGCTTTCTTTGTTGCCTCGGCACCCGTAAGCTCGCCGAACGCCAAATTTAGGTTCACGAGGCCTTTCAATGCCAGAGCTGCTCCGCCAAGCCCAATACCTGCCATACCAAGTCCTCCAGCAAGGCCCTTAGACCACGACGCTGTCCCTAGAACTTTAGCTCCAACATCAGTCAACCCACGCAATGACCTACCAAGCAACCCTCCGCTCAGCATCATTTGCCCCATAGCTCCAGCGGCCATTCTGATACTCTTCGCTAGGAGACGGAATCCTACCGCTAGTGTTCCTAGGGTAACGACGTATCTAAGAAGATTTGGGCCACCAATAAGCTCTAACCCTTCGGCCAATAACCCGATAGGTCTTAGGAGCACCATGATTGCCTCTAGGAACCCAGTAATCGCTGGTGTAACGAGCTTACCGAGCGTGATCCCAATGTCGTTTAGCCGCGTCTTCAGGATTTCAAGCTGGTATGCCCACGATCCTGTCTGCTTGAAGAACGCATCGTCGGCTGCTCCGCCGGCGTCAGCCATGCGCTGTAGATCTTTCGCAAACCCAGCAGCGGCAGTAGTCGCCAACGGCAAAACGGCTGTGACAGCACGGACATTTGTGAACATCTTGCTGATCTCGACGCCGTTTGCAGCGGCCCAGTCAGTTACCTGTTTGATTGAATTGGCAAATCCAACTGCCTTGATCATTGCTCCGCCAGAGGAATATCCAAGATCGTTGATTGCCTTCTCAAGTTCCTTGGTGGGCTGAAGCATTTTCATCAACGTCTGGCGTAGCGACGTGACTGCCCAATCCGTTGCAATTCCCTGTCTAGTAAGGGTTGCAATAGCCGCTGCCATCTCTTCAATACTAGCGCCGACAGGAGCTGCGACCCCTGCCAGCCGCCCGAACTGGCTTGCTAGTTCTCCGTATGTTGTCTTTCCGTATCTTATAGCAGTAAATAACAGGTCATTAACATGGGCTATCTCTTTAGCTTCCATCCCATACGCATTGAGGACAGTAGTGCCCATGTTTGCTGCTGTGAATACGTCTGTGAGTCCAGCGGCTGCGCCACGGGCAGATGATTCTAGGATCTTCATGGCGTCAGCGCCGTAGAACGTAGCTGAGTAGATCTGATACATGGCCTTAGCGGCCTCGGAACTTGTGACGTTGTACTCCCAGGCTAGGTTCCTGAGTTCATTCGAAAGCTCGACAACCTGTTCTTTCGTTTGGTCTGTCAGCGTCCAAATGTTGTGCATGTCGCGATCGAAGTCAACGAACGCCTTGTGAACGGTCATGACTGCTTGCTTGAGGGCATAGAGGCCTACACCGACGCCAGCCAGCTTAGACACGGCTGACGTGATACCGCCAATAGACTTTGTCGTTTGTTGCTTGACGTTCGCCATATCAGCGTTGAAGCCAGCCTTTTGCAGCATCAGCTTTACAATCGCTACGCCTAAAACGTTCCCTTCCGCCATGTCATCTCTCCGGGGGTATCAGTCCCTTTGCCTCACACTGCTCTTGCAGCCATTCAAATGTCTCGTCACTGTCCGTCATGATGTGTGGCGCTGCTCCAGCCACAGACTTCATGCCGTCTCCATCGATCATCCCCGGAAGGGTATTTGCACGTTCAAGTCTAAAGTTCGAATCCATGCCCCTCACAAGAAAGGCAAACTGGATGTCATCAAGTTCAAAAACAGTTTCAAGATCATATTGGGGATAGTGCTCTATAATTATGGGGATGTAGTCTTCGTAGTTGACTTCCCTTCTGTAGCTGATTTCTTCGTCGACCCCGTCACGTTTCCCGAACCACCTAATTCCCTTAGGCTCTTGGCAAGTTCTTCTGTGTCAGTTCCATCAGGAATATCAGCAAGGCCGATTGCCCATAGGAACATGGTTTCGAGATGATCCATTTGCGCGTCGAAGATCACTCTGGCAAAGTTATCGTCAATGACGATCTCTTCGTCTTTCCTGCTATCTCCTCTGCCCGTTGTCTTGGTCTCAGAGTCCCCGTAATACTGCTGAAGCGCCATCGTCACCGCATAGATCTGGTCGTCCTTCGTGAAGCCGCCGAACATGACCTGTGCATACGGATTGAACTTGGCTATCAGCCTAGCCTGGAATTCCGTCATGTACATCTTTGCCAGTTGCTCTGTCTCAAACTTCTCTGGAACGCCTTCTTCCCGAAGTTCTTTCAGCACGTTGGCCGAGCACTCAGCCATCTTCATTGCCGAAGAGTTCTTCAGCATAGACAGGCTGAATCCAGACCATTCCTTCCCTTCCTTTTCAAGCATCTTCCTCTCGAAGACAGCCTGATTCTTAAGGCTCAGGCGGGGACACACAACATCTGTCCCCTCGCCCGAGATCTTAAACTTAAACGTGCGTTCGTGAGTTTCTTTAGAAGCATTTTCAAATGTCCGTAGCAGGTTCGATTTTTTACCCATTTCTCTCCTAGATGTGCGCGTATCCAATCAGGCCGTTTGCAACGATCGTTACCGATCCCTTCTGCAGTTCGCCAACAGGCGCGGCCCATTCAATTCCACTTACTTTTCCAAGGAATTCAAACCTATCTAATGTATTTGTTGCTTTCTGAGTCCACAAGACGACGTATAGCTCGTCTTCGGTACTCTGCTCGTGAGCCATCGACTCCTCTTGAACCCAGAACGACGGGAACGTAAGAGCGCCTTGCTTTATCAAGGTGGTAGCATACGATCTGAATCCATCGTCTGCCGTAGCAAACGTAGTGGACTCTTCGAGATCGTGCCCGATCGGCATAGCTACTTGGCCAAATGCGCCAGCAACTTGTTCTACGATCGCCAATTGGACGTTACTGATGTTCACGATTTGTGCAGCAGCAGCATTTGAGTAGATCTCTACATCAATTTCCTCTGTGTCTGCTACCGCATCAATAGCCACACTGAAGTAGCCGTCACATCCGTATCCGGTGCCGTCGTCATAGAACGGGTGCGCCGAGATCATCGTGACAGAGGCAGTACCAAGGCTCGCATGTGCGGCATCCTGCAGAGTTACCTTGAGGGTAGCCTCATCTGATGCTGCGTCAAATCTTGCCCAGCAACTCACAATAATTCTGTGAGTCAATGCCTGAGCTGCTGTAATCTTAGTGTCGAATGCAACTAGCTGGGAGACCCCAGCAAGGTTCGTGCCATCATCGTTCAGCACCAACCCGATTGAACGCTCGTCCCACCCTTTAAGAGCGGTAGGAACAGCAGTAGAAGCCGCCACACTGTCGTCGTCCCAATTTGGGGCAAGGGCTCCGGTAGCAAAATCGCCGTCTACGAGGAGCTGATGCTTCTCTACGGCACCAACAACAGTACCGAGGGATCGGTAAATCCCCGCCAGATACCCGCTTACAGGAGTAAAAGTGTCAGCCATCAGCTATTCACCTCCTCCTAGACCACAAGGTTGCCGGTAAGTGCGCCAGTGAACGTAAACGTCACGCTCAGCATCTGCATCTCATCGATTGCAGCAGAATACTCGTAGGTAACGAGAGCCTCGCCGGACATCAATGTATTTGCTCCATCCGTAAGGATCAGCGTGTCTGCTACCCCGTCAATCGCTCTCGCCATGATCTCTACGATGCCATCGTTTGTCTTATCCCAAGGTACTGGGACAGTGAAGCTCATTTGGTCGTAGAGACCGAACGTGTACGATCGGAACGGAACAACCGTGTCTCCAATACAGGAAATCTCAAGGAGACCCTTGTTCACAGAGCAACGGATTTCTCCACGAACATTTACGACCTTCGCGTTGAACGTGAGTGTCGCCAGATGTCCTTTTTTCGCTGTAAATGTATCAGCCATTATTCTTACACCTCCAACTTACGTTGTATCAGTATTCGCGAGCAGGAGCGTGATGCGCCGTATCGTCATGTAGATGACTTTGCCCTTTACCTCAAACTTCGTGGGCGGCATACCAGTTCCTTTTATTCGCGATGTTCCCCAACCAGTAACGGTCAGGCTTTCTCCATCAAGAGCCTTCGACACTTCGCCAGCCAGCTCGTACCCTTCATGCTTGGTCAAAGTGAAGCAAGCTATTTGTGCTTTGGCATGTACACCAGCAGGTTCATCAAACCCGATCCCGTGTAGTGGGATTTCTGGGAGAGCACATACTTCAATGTATGGCACCCGTTCATTATCTTTTCCAGGGCTGATTCTTGTGCTCGTGATCGCTTTCACTCCAGATGCTGCGAGCAACTTCGCGATCAATGCTTGGAGCAAAGGAACGTTTACATCTTTCCTCACTAGAATCGGCCTCCAAGTGCTGTATGTCCTTCTCGTTGTCCCATCGAGAAACTAGCAGAGGCCGTTTGGCCCATGCCAGATCCTCCGATACTGAAGAGTGTCTTCCACTCGTCCCAAACTTCGGCAACGGTTAGCGTCAGCCAAGGGCGTGGGTCCATGTGGACCGTCCCAATCTCCAGATATAGGGCATAGATCAAGTCCACGACCTTTCCGGTAGTCGAGTCGATGGCCGTGTCTTTGAAGACACCGAAGGCCCCAATGATTTCACTGGGGCTGTCGAAGACCTTGTACTCGATATTACTCTTCAGTGTTTCAGAATCGATCGCTGGCATGTCGCCAACAGACGAAGGAGGAGTAATGTCCTGCATGTTGTCCCTTGCCGAGGCAGCGGCCAACTTCATAGCAGCTTCCATCCGAGAATGGATAGTGGCGTCAATTACAGCAATAACCCGACCAGGATTGAAGTCTGTCCAGACATACGCCCCCGCCATTGGGCCAAAGCTAAGTAGCTTTCCGCCACCAACTCTTGCCATTACTCAACAACTCCTTCCCAGAAGACGATAACGCCCTCCATGTGCTGTCCGTTCTTGTCCATGTCATCGAGAGCGACAACTTCATAGGTCTTTCCGTTATGGGTAATGTGGTCTTTGATCTGAACATCCTGATCCGAGTTGAAGAAGACACCATACGCGGCAGTCGTGCTAACGCTTGTTCCGATTGCCTGTAAGCTCGCCTTCTGTTCTGCTCGGAGCGTTGAGATTCTCGCCCTCACATTCCTGAACGTCGGGAGTGCAGGGTAAGAAGTCTCTATGACATTCCATTCCGGATCTGTTAAAAATGTCGGACGATAGATGTCAACCTTGATGTTCAGTCCGATCAAATTCCCATCACCGTCCAATCAGCAGCTCGTAGCCTTCGAAAGAGATCTGACAGTAACGAGTTGTCAGACGTGAAGCGGTACTTCGATGAACCGATACTCACTTCTGGAACATTGTCATAGACCCGCAACTTTTGATCTATTCTCAGCAATTCCCTGCAGGTCATCTCAAGGATGATTGCTTTCAGGGCTCGCGGTATCGGAGTGTGATCTCCGTCCTCGTCTGAGTACCCGCCGACATAAGTAAGCACGTAGGCATCCCTCACAGGGCGTGCCGGTGCGTAAGTCTGCATCCTAAATCTCGAACCATCGTCCAAGATTTTGATGTGGCGCGGGTAAGCAATGTAGTCGTCTTCGTCAATGTCGTTCCCAGCATCGTCCACGAGAGATGTCACTGAAAGTATGGGAGGGTGGCTCAACTGCAAGACACCACTCCCATCATGAGTCTCAATCACCGTAGCCTCAGTGAAGAGGTTTTCGGGATCTCTCAGGCATTCTAAGCCTGCTGAAGCAATGGCGTCCAAAATCATCTCGGACACATTCAAGCCGTATGACGTGAGATAGTCACCGTCCTCGCCTTGTTGCGTCAGAGTAACGTCAGTTCGCGCTTGTACATCAACAGCCGTAGGCCATGCCATTCAGATCAGCTCCTAGTTCGGAGGATTTTCAGGACGTCGTGAGCCGATAAGGACAGCGCCGAACAGCGCGTCGTCAGTGTCGACATCGTATTGGAACTTCACGTATCGCTTCAGGTCCTTCACTGCCACTGCTACAACAGTGAGGGTGTCTGCCGTGGTGATAGCGCCATCTGCTGACAAAACATCGGCATAAGTGCCATCATCGGTGTCGCATGTCTGAAGCTGATACCCTAGCTCCGAGGTTGCCGCAATCGCACCACAGTCAATGACCAGGATGCCATCGCGCATGAAATCAGTATCAATCGCTGCAGTCGTCTGCTCTGCTGCCGCCGTGTAGGTGGCAGGGGCGAGCAATCGGACAACGTTGAGATGATCGGTGAGGTCTCGTTGCAAAGCCATAATCGAACCTCCTTATGTAGTGATGCCGTTGAGGACTTGGAACTCTTCGACGCGGCGAGGTCCACCATCAACCTCGAACACAGCAATGAGCTGAATCTTCAACTGCTTGGACAATGTATAAGGATCGACAAGAATCTCGATCCCGCCACCCTGCGCAATGGCGTAGGTTCCACCATTTCCACAGATTGCATACGTGTCTGCTCCGGTCCCGAGATCTGTTGGGATCTGCGAGGACGTGTAAACCGGAAGACCGAGGATTCGGTCAGGCGGTGCCTGGGTGAGGTCGATGACATAGTCATACTGCCCAACACCTGTCTTGTGCTTCTGCAGATAGCCGAGGACGTTCGGGTGCATCCACCACGAGGTCATGGTCGGGCTGATCTGGACGTTCCGACCACGAAGCGTAGTAAGGCAGTCCAACAGATCGTCGAACGTCGGGTTGCCGACTGCGGCGGTAGCCTGAACAGAAGGCCAGTTCCTCAAGCCCAAGGGCTGAAGACCACCAGTCCCCTGCATGAATGCCAGGTCTTCGGACAACGCCATCTGTTCGACGATGTCTTCTCGGACGATCCCCTCAACAGACTGCATTGCATATTTGATCAAGTTCCGAGTGATCGGCACAGCGGCGGCCAGGTTGCGAAGCGTCAAGCTCAGGTCTCCGAACGTCACGGACGAATCAGTGATGTCAGAGCTAAGCGTGTCGCCTACCCAGTAAGCGGTGCTGTTGCCGGTCTTCTTCGGGACTGAGATCGTTTTCGGTGAGTTTTCGAGGATGCGAGCGCCTGAACGTCGAACAATCGTCTGAGCCTTCAACATCTCGATCAGATCGTTCACGACGACAGAAGGCACCAGGAAACCACCGGCAATGTCAGTGCCGAGTTCCTGAAGGGACTTGTCGGTCGACGGGGCAAAAGCATCGCGGCTCTTGATCCAGTCAGCTTCGAGTTCCTGACCCTTACGATTGCCGGTGAGCACGAAATTCGCTGCTCGGGCAATGCTGAACGTTTTCAACTCGTCCTCTTTGATCTTGGAATTGGCTCGGACAACCCGCTCATTATCCCTAATGAGAGCTTCGTCCTTGTCAATCGCTTCGATCTGACTCGCCG